AGATATGCCCGTGGGTGGCGATGCAATGGCCATGGACGATACACAGGCTTTTGACGAAGAGCACGGCATGATGGAAAACGTCAAACTTGATGCAGCTCCAAAACCCGTTACTACTGAACCAGCAGGAACCAACACCAAGTCTACTACAGCTTTTAACTCTGGCGCAGCCGGAATGGCAGCTAAACCTGTTAAAATGACAGGCGACATTGCTCAAGGCCGCACTGCACCAAAAACTGGTGACTTGCCCGATGCTGGAAAATTTAAAAATGTTCCCGGCAAAGGCACTGCTAATGCAAACTTGTCAGCAGCTCCAAAACCTGTGACAGCTCAAGCTACTGGTGTTAACACAAAAACACCATTTCCTAAAGGCTAAGTCTAAGATATGGCTCGCAACACTTATCTAAAAGAACATCTAAGCTTCACTCAAGCCAGGGTTGAACTCCTGACTGAGGAAGCTGCAGATGGTTCTGGCAAGACTCTTTACATGAAGGGTATTTGCATTGAAGGCGGTGTAAAAAATGCCAACGAACGTGTTTATCCAGTGCATGAAATTGCCAAAGCAGTTGATACTATTAACGAACAAATTAAAAGTGGACACAGTGTGCTAGGCGAAGTTGACCATCCAGATGACTTAAAAATCAATCTAGATCGTGTGAGTCACATGATTGAAGGTATGTGGATGGACGGCCCATGTGGCTACGGAAAATTAAAAATATTACCCACACCCATGGGACAACTGGTTAAAACCATGTTGGATTCTGGGGTGAAATTAGGTGTTTCAAGTCGTGGATCAGGAAATGTCAACGACTCAAACGGACATGTCAGTGACTTTGAAATTGTCACTGTGGATGTAGTTGCCCAACCCAGTGCTCCTCATGCATACCCTACTGCAATCTATGAAGGCCTTCTCAACATGAAGGGCGGACACAAGATTCTAGAAATGGCACGTGAAGCCAGCGCGGACAACAAAGTGCAAAGATATTTGAAAAGCGAAGTAATTAAGCTGATCAAAGATCTTAAAATCTAAGGAAAACATAATGTTAGACATTATAAAACCATTATTAGATAGCGACCTGATCAACGAGGCAACTCGTAGCGAGATCACAGAAGCATGGGAAGCCAAGCTAACTGAAGCTCGTGAGCAGGTGCGTGCAGAACTCAGAGAAGAGTTTGCACAACGCTATGAGCATGACAAGTCAGTGATGGTAGAAGCCCTAGATCGTATGGTTACAGAAGGTCTTGCTCAAGAACTTCAACAAGTGCAGGCTGAGAAGCAAGCATTGGCTGAAGATCGTGTCAAGTTCCAAAGCAAAATGAAGGAATCATCAACAAAGTTTAACGACTTTATGGTTACTAAATTAGCTGAAGAAATTGGCGAACTGCGCAAAGACCGCAAGATGCACACAGAAAGTTTGTCTAAATTAGAAAACTTTGTGGTGCATGCACTTGCTAGCGAGATTCAAGAATTCGCAAAAGACAAACAAGACGTCGTAGAGACCAAAGTTCGTTTAGTGCGTGAAGCTCGTAAAACATTGGAAAGTCTCAAAGCAAAATTCGTCGCCGAATCTGCTAGAAAGATGAGCCAATCTGTTAGCCAACATCTCAAGGCCGAACTAGGACAGTTGAAAGAAGACATCCAAATTGCTCGTGAGAACAATTTTGGACGTAGAATTTTTGAAGCATATGCTGCAGAATTTGGTGCTACTCACTTAAATGAGAACGCAGAAGTTCGTAAATTGCACAACATTATCTCCGAAAAGGATCAGAAACTGTCAGAAGCCATTAAACTCACACAAAGAGCCAAGGTTCTTGTGGAGTCCAAAGAACGTGAAATACGTATGATCAAAGAGTCCAATGAGCGCGAAAGCACCATGGAACTCTTGCTTGCTCCTTTGAACAAGGAAAAACAAGAAGTTATGCGTAGTTTGCTAGAAAGCGTCCAAACTAACCGTTTGAAAAATGCATTCGAAAAGTATCTCCCAGCTGTGTTGGAAAGTCGTTCTGCAAAAGCCCCTAAAGTAATTACAGAATCATATTCCGCAGAAACTGGCGATAAATCCGTCCGTGTTCAAGAAGAAGACCAAGTTGCTGAAAGCAACGTAATCGATCTTAAACGCTTGGCCGGACTCTAAAAAAGAAAAAAAAGGAGACTTAAATGTCACAAGAACTATTAGAAGGTCGTTGGAATGAGACCAAAGAAGCGTTGCTCGAAGGCCTTCAGGGCAGCAAGCGCACTTCAATGAGTGTCATCCTCGAAAATACAAAAAAATACTTGCGTGAGAACGCATCTGCAGGTTCAACTGCTGCTGGTAACATTGCTACATTAAACCGTGTGATTCTGCCAGTGATTCGACGTGTTATGCCAACAGTTATTGCTAACGAGTTGGTAGGCGTTCAGCCAATGACAGGTCCAGTTGGCCAGATCCACACATTGCGTGTGCGTTATGCTCAGTCATTGACTGACAACTCATTGGCTGCAACCAGCGTATCAGCTGGCCAAGAGGCATTGAGCCCATTCACAATCGCTACTGCTTATTCCACAGTGCCACAAAATACCACTACAGCCACAGGCTATACTGGTAACAATACGGCTACCATGGAAGGCACAGGCGGTAAGCAAATCTCTGTTCAAATCTTGAAACAAGCCGTGGAAGCTAAAACACGTAAGTTGCAAGCACGTTGGACATTTGAATCTGCACAAGACGCACAAGCCATGCATGGTATTGACGTTGAAGCAGAAATCATGGCAGCTCTTGCACAAGAGATCACTGCTGAGATTGACCAAGAAATTTTGTTGAGCTTGCAAACACTTGCTGCTACAGAATACACATACAACCAAGCTACTGTATCCGGTACAGCTACATTCGTTGGTGACGAACACGCCGCATTGGCAGTTTTGATCAACCGTGTTGCTAACTTGATTGCACAACGCACACGTCGTGGTGCTGGTAACTGGTGTGTGGTTTCTCCTGCATCTTTGACAGTGTTGCAATCTGCAACAACTTCAGCTTTTGCTCGCACTACAGAAGGCACATTTGAAGCTCCTACAAACACCAAGTTTGTTGGAACATTGAATGGCGCTATGCGTGTGTTTGTTAACAGCTATGCACAAGATACACAATCAGTGTTGGTGGGTTACAAAGGAACTTCTGAGGCTGATGCCGCAGCGTTCTATTGCCCATACATTCCTTTGATGAGCTCTGGCGTTGTGTTGGATCCATCAACTTTCGAACCAGTCGTTTCATTCATGACACGTTATGGATTCGTAGAGTTGACTAACACTGCAAGTTCATTTGGTAACGCAGCTGACTACGTTGGCGAAATTGCCGTGCAAAACCTTTCATTCTCCTAATCAGAGAACTACCCAGGGATGGGAAGACATCAAAGGGCCGCAAGGCCCTTTTTTGTTGATCAAAAACTAAAAATTAAATACACAATGATTTTTACCTTACCTCATGCTACACGGCCGCTGAACAAATCAGAATTAAATGGGCCTCCTGTGTATTTGAATACTTTTTTTACAAAAAATACATTGTTGATTGAAGAACGTGATTTTCAAGGAATTACTATTGATAATTGGCCAGACTTACTGGAAAAAATTAAAAGTTCAATTAATATCTATAAAATAGAACTGATAGTAATTGATACCACATTGAATCCAATAATTTTAGACACAAGGTATTCTGAATCAGAACTATGTTGTGTAGAAATCAAAGATAAAATAAAACAAATCATTGACACAATTATTCTCACTGGAGATTTTAGATATTACTATGATCCTGTGCCGGATGTTGTGTTTTTTCCAAACTTTTTTTGGGTGCTGAATACCAAAAGTATATTTCAACATTACCGACGAACCGTTACTGTATACGATACAACAATAGAAAAAAGTCGAGCAGTGATGTGTTTAAATAAAAACTTACACTGGCATAGAATGTTTTTATTTTCACTAATTGCTGATAAAACATGGTTTCACAACATAGGCTATAGTTTTCAACACAAAATCAATGATCGTTGCGAGCAAATTGCAGTAAAACAACATCTTGATCAAGAAGAAATTGCATTGATCAAATCTTATGACTATCTTTTGCCAATGCTGCTAGATATAGAAAAAACTGATGTAGATATTCCGTTAAGTTGGTCAAACGGCGCTAGCAATATGAAAGCAGGATTGTATGACACTTATGCAGTGAATGTCGTGACAGAAACCAGTTTGACCGAAGGAGTTTTGCTCACAGAAAAAACATGCAAGCCTTTCATGGCCTATCAAATACCCATAATTGTTGGCCCACAAGGAGCAAATAAATTTTTAGAAGATATTGGACTAGATATGTTCAGCGACTATGTTCCTTGGCAATCGTGGGACAACGAGCCAGATCATAAACGTAAAATAATCAAGATAGTGGAATTTTTGGACAAAATTTTATCTAGTGCCACTGCTGAGCAAGACATACTAGCAATGCATCAAAGTTTCTATTCAAGATTGATCAAAAATAAAGAATATTTTCATAGCAAAGAACTTGAAAATATTCTTTTGTCTCAGATTAGATCTTGAACCAGCTCAAGAATTTATGAACTTTGTCTGTGACTGATGTCCAATCGCCCATGCTAGGTTGACGGAACAGTCTAGCAGTTGAATACCAAGGACTGGAGTCACGATTCAACAACCAGCGCCAGTCTGTGCCAAACCAATTCAACATAACCCACACAGGCCGACCCAGTGCGCCTGCTAGATGTGCTACTGCGGTGTCTACACTGAGCACCACATCCAAGTTGTGTATCAAGGCTGCTGAATCTGCAAAACTGCGAATAGCACCAGGATAGGCTTTGACACCAATGGCTACTAATGCAGCTTCTTCTTCAGGAGTGCAGTCAGCTTGTAAGTTGATCCATTCGTAGTCGGGATTGCGTTTGATCAAGTCAACCATGACTTCAAAGGGCATGCCTTTGTGACGATTGATCCAGGTATCTCTGCGCCCTGACCAACAAAATCCCACACGTAATCTTTTCTTAGGCCCTAAAATATTCAGCCAATTTTTTACCAATGTGGGGTCAGGAGTAAGATAGTATTGCACATGTCCAAGATTTTCCAAAGAACATCCTACAATACCAGGAATACTCATAATAGGAGTCCAGTAATCAAATTCTGATGGAGTTTGAGTTTGATCAAGCAGTTGAGCAATTGCAGGACTGCCTTGAAACAATGGTATCAAACTGCTGTTGACTTGTAGAATTACACGAGCACCTTGATTGTATAGGTCGCCTATGAATCTTATGAACTGGATATTGTCACCGTGACCTTGTTCGCCTATGACCAAGATAGTTTTGTCTTTGAGCTCTTGACCAGTCCATCTGGGTTGAGGAAAGTTTGGCAACAACCCATTGAGATGTTCATACTGCCAACGAGATTCGTATTGTGGCCATCCGTTGGCATAGTCACCTTTGAGCAAGTAACTCACTGCAAGATTGAACTGTGCAGTGATACCTGAGTGATCCAACTGTATGGCACGTTGCAAGAAAGGTATAGCACCCTCAGGGTCTCCACACTCTCTCAGCACATTGCCGTAGTTGTTGAATGCTGATGCTGATCTGCGATCTTGTGCAAATGCTTGAGCATAGTAGGCCAAGGCCTGTTCGGGTTTGTTGTCTTCACGGCATTGGTTGCCATGAGCTATGAGTAATTCTGTTTCCATACCATATTTAATTTTATAGCCAGCCATGAAAATATTTGTTGCACCATAAATACTAGTCAACGCAATTGTGCGTTTTATGCTGAAAGGGTAACCCAACAGCGTAGCGGCTAAAACCCGCATCGGACTTCTTTAAGGAGAAAACAAATGGGTCGTCCTCTTAAAATACAATCGTATTCAAATGGTTCTGGTGATACCTCACGCAATGGCGTAGGCGTAGCTATTGACCAAGGTTTTAATCAATTTGCCAATCTTGATCCCAAAACTCAAGTGATTCCTGTGGGCATGACCAGCAGTGAATTTTTGGGCGTGGTTGGTGGTGCCAACGCCATTGGTGGGCAAACTGTGGCCAGCACTGCCTTTCCGGTGGTTGCTATCACTGCCAACGTCAACGGTCAACAAGGTTCAGCTTACATTATCACACAAAAAGGCAGCCACAAGTATTTGGTGTCTGGCGAAGATTCTGTGTATGCTAACAACCTTACACAAGGTTATACATATCAAATTACCAATTTAGGCACAGGCACAAATTGGACTGCGCTGGGTGCAGGTACCAATCCCACTGCAGGTAAAATCTTCACATGCACACAACCAATTGGCACAGGCACAGGTAACGGAACTGCATCTGATTGCGGTCAGTGCACATTGGTAGCCAGCAACACAATCAGCAGTGGTCAAATGTATATGACTTTCAATGTCAACGGCAACACAGTCTATGCTAGTCGTTTGACCAACAAGTATATCTTTGACAGTTCAAACAATCGTTATGCAACCAACTTCTTTGTGGCAGGTGATGCAACCGCAGTTACATTGGCCAATGTGGCTATTGCTAATACTTCAGGTGGATTCACATGTGACAATACTAGCTTGGTAACAGGTCAAGTGATCACAATTGCAGGTGCATTCACAGGTAACGTGGGTTCAATCACTGGTTACTCTAGCCCAACCAACTACTATGTTATCAGCACTAACAACGCCAATGCATTTGTATTGAGTGCTTCAGTAGGCGGTGCTAACGTTATTACCACAGTGGGTAATGCAGTGATCAGTGCTACCGCTACAATTGCAGCTATCACCACTGCTAAATCTGGTGCAGACACTGCAACATGGTCAGGCAACAATGGTAATTTGACTGTGGCACAAGTGAACAGCTACACATCATAATAACTATAATCTCTACTTTTTACATCCCGCTTCGGCGGGATTTTTTATGAGCATGGTGCTCACTAGCACTGATAAATAATTCAAAGGATCTATATAAATGTCTATTGCCTACAAAAACGTCAGCAGTGATTACACCATAACAGTGGCCAACGGCAATGGCGTGTTCACAGTAAATGCCCAAGATTTCTTGGTCAATGGTAACATAACTTTTGCTGGTAACAGTGTGATTGATACACCATTTATCACAGTGGCAGCCAACAACACAGGTGCAGTCAATGACATGGGAGTGCTAGCACGTGCCAATAGCACACACTATGCAGGATTGAGATTTGATACTACAGCCAATGCTTGGCAAATCAGCAGCAGTGTCAACGCTGACGGATCTGCAGTGGCTCCTTATGCAAATATATCTGCAGGCGCTGCCAATGCGTCTGGAAGCAACACTCAAATACAATATAATAGTTCTGGAGTTTTTGCGGCCAGTGGCAATTTGACTTTTGATTATGCAAACAATGTTTTGAAATTGCAAGGTGCTGAAGTGTTAGGTAACATTGGCACAACCCCTACAACTCCATCCAATGCAGTGGCCATATACAACAAAGCCGTGGGCGGTGGTGGCACCGGAGTCTATGTGCTCAGTAGTCAAGTCAATGACGAATTGGTCAGTAAAAGCAAAGCCATCGTTTACGGAATTATATTTTAAGGAACAACAATGACAATTCAAACCTATATCGCAACCACTGCACTTGGCAATGCCTATGTCAGCTCAGGCAACACTGCAATAACTTCATTGACACTTTGCAACTGGGGAGTTTCCAATGTGACAGCCAATTTGTTTGTGGTGCCCAGCGGTAACT